ACTGTAAACACCGCCATTGGCGGCCTCCCTTACGCCTGCGTGATCTTGCGGATCATGCCCGGGATGGCAGCGAACGTGCTGACGTACCCGTGGAAAGACATGGTGCGCCCGAGCGTGGAGGGAACCTCCACCGACAGCAGGCCGCGCTGCTGCTCGTAGAACTCGAAGGCGTCGCCTGCGCCCTGACCGACGCGGGTGATGACCATGGTCTTGGCGGCGAAATTGCTGTCCACGACCAGTTCAAGGCCGAGCGGGTTGCCGTTCCACGACACCGCGTTCTGGGAGCCAAGGGCGTTCTGCCCGGACAAGCCGTTGGCGATGAACGGAAACACGGGGCGACCAGTGGAGTCGGCAAGTTTGCCCAGTTGCGCCCAGACATCGACGCTGCAAAGCAGATGGGTCGGCATCCAGTTGCGGTTGGAGGACACGTCGTTGGCGGCGTCGTACACGCTGGTGAGCAGGTCGGCAAGGGTGCCGTCCCACACGCCCGACGAGGTTGCTGCACTCAGCAGGTTGTCGGCGCACAGGTTGTCCGACGCAATCATGTACTCACCCATGAGGTCGTTGAGAATCAACTGCATGGCTGCGGGGTTGGTGAAGTCGATGTCTTGGACGGACAGGGTGACCTGACCCGCAAGGGTGGTCTTCGTGACGCTGTTGGACGCAATCACCATCGTGGTGGCCGACACTGCCGACAGTTCCGTTGACTGGGTGCCGACGCTGGTGTGCGTCGTGATGGTCGGACGCACGAACGTCTTCTGTGCGCCACCGTCCGGGTATGCGCGAGCGCCCACGGCGTTGACGACCGGGCGCATGAAGTTGATGTCCTGCACCAGCGGTCCGAGCACCGGGACCGGGAGCAGGCCCGGGGTGTCCGTCGTGAGCACGTCACCGGCTGCGGCCTGCAGGGTGCCGCGCTGTGCCATGGCGGCTTCGCGGTACTGGGCGTTGATCTTGGCGAACGTGTCGCCACCGATGTGCATGGCGGCGAGGTAGTCGGCCGCGGACGGCATCCGGTACTCGCGCTTGGGCTGCGCGGGCAGTGCCGGGGTGGGGACGGCTGCGGCCTCGACGACCTCTGCCTGTGCGGGTGTTGCTTCCACGGGTTCCTCCTCTGGAACTTCTGGGGTTTCGGTTTCGTCGGGATCTGTTGCTGCTTGCGCGGCTACTTCGGTGATGGTAGCACCTGCGAACGCCGGTATGGGAACAAGTGACAATTCCATCCAGTCGGCCTCTTCGACAATCATGCGGCCTTTGTCGTCGTATGCAAACTTTGTGGGGTTGACGCCGACGGACACATCCATGACGCCGTCACTGGCAAGCACCAACGCTTCGTCGCCAAGTGCGGTGCGACTGATTTTCATGGATGCAAGCATGGCTTCGGGGGTGTCAACGCGTTCTGCGACGATGCCGACGGGCTTGGATGCGTCGTGGTACATGAACACGCGGGGGGCTTTGCCGTCCACCGGCAGCGACCCGGGCTTGAATGACACTTCGGTGCCGTCCGAGACAGTGGCGAACGTGTTGTACGGCACCGCGATGGCGTCAATGCGGCGTTCCCCCTCGCTGTCGTTCTTGGCGGCAATGATGGAGACATGGTCGGATGTGAAGCGGATCATGCCAGTTCCTCCTGTGTGTTTTCCTGTGGTGTTTGCATTGGGTCTTCAACGTCGAGGGTGTCGGCCGCAACCATTTCACCCAAATAGTCGTCGGTGTCAAACTCGATGTAGGTGCCGTTCGGCAGGATGTTGTTTCCGCTGAGGGTGCCGGCGATGACTTCGGCATACATTTTGGTGCCGTAAATCCAGAGATCCCAGCGCGACTCTTGGCTGTTTGTGTATGCGTACGAGCCTGTTGGGACACCCAGCAGGTACGGCGGGATGTTGCAGATTTGGGCCATTTGCAGAGCCGAAAACTGGGCCGACTCGATCAGCAGCATTTTGTCGGGGGTTGCGCTTGTCGCCTCGTAGGTCAGGAACTCGTTGAGGGCTGCGGTTTGGTTGGAGGCGCGGGCCGCGTTGAACGCTGCCGACAAATCCGCAAGTTCCTGTGCGGAAAGAGGTTCACCACCGACCTGTCGAAGAATGCCCGAAGGGATGGATGAAGAGGCGTTCCGTAGCCGGGCGTCCTCAATTTTCAGGGCGGTGGTGATTGCTTGTTCAGAACTGTAAATGACGCCCTGAGTCGAGCTAATGAACTGCACAAGGTTGACCGGGTCAATTGCGCCGCCCTGAAAGTAAACCTCGTTGGATGGTGCGTACCAGACGGGGCCGGACTGGTCCTGTGTCGTAATGGACCCGGCGGGGAGCCGGGTGAAAGATGCGGGGAAGCCGTCTTGGGTGCGGCTGGTGATGTACCAAAACGCCCGCCCAAAGAAGAACAAGTCGTCGAATGTCCACGCCATGAGGGTTTCGTAGGTGATGGACGGGTCGGGGCGGCGAAGCCATGACCGCGGCGCAATTTCTTCGTCTTCCATGTCGCGGGTCTGGTCATTCCAGCGTTCCCGATACATTTTCAACGGCATGGCCGACAGGACCGATGCGTGAAGGTCGCGGGCACGGCTGATGGCTGGCACCTGTATCGCCCGGTCACGCAGTTCACCCTCAACGTAGGTGTAATACTGCCCAATCATGTTTACACCTTGGTTTTGGGTGTAGTAACTGGAGCCAACAGCAGCAGCCTTTGTCACCTGCGGCGGTGAAATCTGGGCTTTGGTTTCTTTGCGTGTAAACAGTGCCATGAGAGATGTTGCGGCCTCGCCCGACACGGGGCCACGCCAGCACCATACAGCACTAGGAAACTACAAGCATGGGTTTCTGTTTTGTTTGCGGACGGCTCACCAATGCGATGGCCCATACTGCGGTTCGGGCTACCTCGATCGGGCCGGGGGATTTTTGGCTGGACAGCACATACCCTTGCGCGGTCTTGACACCCACGGCACGGTTCATGTGTTCCGACAGGGTCCGGGCATTGGTGTGGATGACCCTGCCTTCTTGGATCATGGATCGGACAAGGCTGGTGAACTTGAGTAGTTCGCCGTAACCGACGAGGGCGTAGCGGCGGGCGTACTCCGGTGGCAGGTGCAGTTCCAGTGTCGGGGTGACGGCGAGGTTGACCGAACGGTCAGCCATGACTCGAGCGACCTGTTCCCACATGGCGTCCTCAGAGTCAACCACGAACTCGACGTCCACCATGATTTGGCCGTCGGCAACGGTGGCGCGGGTGCCGACATAGCGGGCTTCATCCACGGATGAGTCAATGGCTAGCACCCCGCCGGGCGGCATCGGGCGGGTGGTAGCGCAGGACTCCCACACCCCCGGGTCCAGCATTGCGCCCCGGGTGGTGATCCACTGGTTCAGGTGCGCCCGCAGGAAGGACTCCTTTTTGGACGCGGCCCGCAACGCCTCGATGGTGACCGTGGTGCCGAGGGCTGGGTTGGCCCACCCCCACCACTGCTCGTCCTTGGGGTCGGCCCCCATCGGCATTGACCATTCCGCGAAGTAGGTGTCGGTCTGGGTGCCAGCGTCAATGTCCGCTAGGGCTTGTTCCCTCATGTGAATCATGCTGTGGGAACCCATGTCCCCGGCTGTGGAAAAGCAAGCCAGCAACGGGTTGGGTCGGGCAATCATTGAGGGCCGCAACGCGTCGTCCATGACCGACGGGGCAATGTTCCACAGTTCGTCCACCACAATCAGGTCATACGACCCGCCGTGCAGCCGGGCACTAGCGGCGCGGATCTCCCATGTTGAGCCGTCCGGCATTGTCACTTTCTTGCGGCCAATGGCCTGCAACTGTTTGCCCCCAAATCGTTCAACCAGCACCGGGGCCAGCGCACTGAAAATGGCTTCGGCCCGGTCTAGTTGGTTGGCTGTTGACAAGACGTGCTGGGGTCGCCCCAACCGGGCCGCGTGTTCGGTCACCCACCACCCAATCATCGAGGTCAGCAACACCGACTTGCCCTGCTGACGAGCCGTACTGACCAACGCCTCGCGGCGCAGCAACCGCCCACCGTCATGCTCCAACATCCCGGCAACCGCATACGCCTGCCACGGCATCAACGGCATCAAATGCGTAGCAGCCCAAGCCTCCACCAAC